ATCACCAGACAGCTTTGCAGATGTAACACTAGCATCAGCAGGTACATTTACAGCAGTAGGCTGGATAGTCATAGCTTCTACAGCAGAACCACTAGGAGGTGCAGTAGAGAATGTTAAAGTAGTGCCAGAGACACTATAGGTATCTTTGTTCTGATAGACACCATCAATGTACACTTGAGTATTATTTTCGTTAAGCGGATCATTGCTCAAGGTAAGCGTAGTATCACTACCATCACCTGTCATGGTATCTACAACTAGGTTAGATCCACCACCGCCACCAATGGCTCCCCAAGCATCTGTGTAGCCTTCAAACTGTGATAGTGTACTATTGTATCTAAAGTAACCAGCAGCAGGACTACCGGGTCTCTGTGCTGTAGTACCCACAGGAATATGAATGGAATCAGTAGCGGAACCAATATCTAAAGTTACATCAGGAGATGCGTTAAGAATACCTACACGATTGTTAGTAGAGTCTACTTTTAAGCTGTTAGTGTCTACTGTTACGTCACCAGAAACTGTTAAGCTACCTAAAGTACCAACGCTTGTAATGCTAGTCTGTGCAGCAGTAAGTACAGAGCCTGTTAAGTTACCAGTTACGTTACCTGTAACATCACCTGTAACATCGCCAGTTAGATTACCAGTAACATTGCCAGTCACATTACCCGTAAGATTACCTGTGACATTGCCTGTAATAGGTGCAGTAACACCAGCAAACGTAGGACTATCAGTAGTAGCAACACCTTGGTTCATTGCTTTGACTGAGGCTTCACTGGTTAGCTCACTGTCCATCAGAGCACCAGCAGCAGTTACGTTAGCTGTGTCTGTTACATCTGCACTGGCTTCTATGCCGTCAAGTTTGCTATGGTCAGCATCAGTAAAGGCATTAGTATCTGCATTGGACTCATAAGCAGTCTTAATTTCAGCAGCAGTCTGGTCAGCAGTAGCTCCTGATTCAATACCGTCCAGTTTAGTACCGTCTGTAGCTACGTCACGTCCATCTATAAGGCCATCAGTAGTTAAGTTACCCGATACCACAGGGGTAGATAAAGTCTTGTTAGAGAGCGTCTGAGAGCCTGTGAGAGTTGCTACAGTGCTGTCAATAGCAAACGTAACAGCGTTACCAGAGCCGCTAGTGTCTACACCAGTGCCGCCAGTAAACGTAAGTGTCTCTGAGTCTAAGTCAATACTCAGGGCACCACCAGTATCTGCTTGGAAGTCTAAGTCCTGTGCAGTTACCTGAGAGTCTACATATGCTTTGACTGACTGTTGTGTAGGCAGTAGTGTTGCACTGTCGGATGCCATGTTGTCTTCATCGACAAAGGCAGTGATAGAGATAGAGCCATCTGACAGTGTTTCAAATGCAGTAGTACCTGTTAACGTAGAGTTATTAGAGTCTGCTTTAGTAGCTGATGCAGTTTCAATGTTATTAAACTCTGTATCAATCTCAGTACCTTTTACGATCTTTGCAGCATTACCTGAAGGCAGGGAATCTTTAGCCGCAAAGTTTGTAGTTTTTGTGTAGTTACTCATTAAATTGATCTACCTATAAGTGCTTCTATGTTCACATCTTGTATTGAGAATTGTTTGTCGTTAATTGTAGCCTCTAAACCAATGGTGACTACACGCCCTGACCCAGTTGTTTTAGTGGTTGCTTTATTTACAATAATAGATGCGTTGTACTGCGAGGTTGCTACGTTGTACTCAGAAATACCATACTCTGCAATAGACGCATCATCTACTGTCAACAGTTGTTTTGTGTACCCTTCTGTGTAGTCGTAACCCCAGTTTAGTAATAGCTTTGTAGCTTGTCCACCTACAATAGTAAATGTAATTTCTTTTAGTATCTTTAGTTTACTAGCGTCACCAAAAGAAAGTGCATTAGTAAAGTACTTCATTGTGTAAGTAGAGGTATCATCTAGGAAACCTTCGTACTCACTAATGCCCTTAGAGCTACCAAAGTATACTTCATTGTCATCTGTAGTTGTAGCGCACAGTATGCCAGTAAAGGGCCATGTAGTTGCTCTATTTGCTCCGTTTTCTAGCTTGCCTCGCATATCAAAACAGAACACAAGATTATTAACTTCAGGCAAAATAAGAAGATAAAAAGCGTCTTCTTCACTGTAGACTGACTTGATGTTGCCTGTTTCTACCGATACAGCAGTCATCAATGTGTCTCTGACATTTACAGAAATGTCTCCAATAGGACTGGACTTTTCCTGTATTACTCTGCCTAAGCTACGTACACCAGAGTCAGACAAAAATATCAAGTCTGTACCTATAGACTGTACACTGTCTCTAGCTATACATCCTATACCTGTAATAGTGTCTGCTAATGTCATTGTAGATGGTGAACTTGCACCAGAGTACAATAGAATACTACGCTTGCCAAAGATGACTAAAAAGTCATTAAACTCCCTAAGTGCTACAATCTCATCGTAACCTGTAGGCCATACCGTAGTTACGTCTAGTGATCCTGATGACCCACCATGAAAGTCATCTCCATCTAGCAAGTCAGAAAAAAATAAAGTATAGTTATTACTTGCTACATCCGCTACAAAAAGTCTACCAAAAGCCGCCAGTACCTCGTTACCCGCTGGTGCTGCATGACCACCGTCTGCTACCGCTACAAGTGTTGTGCTACCCGCAACGCTTACTAATGCTGCGTGACCTCGCTGAAAGAAATAGATGTCATTGTTAAAACTAACAATCTTCCAATTGTTAGCAGTAATACTGTAGCCGCCGGGTAGTGTTACTTCAGTTAATGTAGTAGTCCCTGTAAATATCTTGTTGTTACCAGCAGAGAAGACTATTTTAGTTCCATCTCTTTTAACGTACTCAAAGATAGCCTCTATACCATCACTAGAACCCAAAGGCGTAGCACTGCTTGTGAGCTTCTTTAGACCTTTACGAGCACCAATACGTCCAAATTTATCTATTACTACATTCTCTGCAATAGCTGCAAATGTAGCGTCTTGAGCTACAGGAGACTCCTGTGTGTTAAGTCCCTTAAACCCCGGCGCAGCAATGTATATATGTTCTCTTTGCTGAGCCATTAGGGTACTCTGTAGATAAATTCTTCAGGATTCTTATAAGCATCTAGCGCAACAGCGTCCGACAAGTGCTTATCTGCAATCAAGAAGTAGTCTTGTGCAGTAGTGCCTCCTGTCTCTCCACGCTCTCTAGCCAGTAGTGCTACAGCATTGTGTACAATAGCATTCTTAGGCAGTACTGTAGTGTCCGTATCGTTAACTAGTTCATTCTCTCTTGCAATAAGGTCAAAGCGCAAAGAGTAAACTCCAGATGGCTTAGGGTACACACGTATCTTAGTGTCCTCGTTACTGTCTATGCCACTGAACGTATAGGAGTCTGGAGTGCCTGTGACTTCACCGGAGATATAATATGCGTTGTTAAACCAGTTAGGTGACTCATAGCGCATAAAAAAGTTTGATGTGTCGTTAATAGCACTATATATTTTAACACGTTCTCCAGCGTTTGTCAAGCTATATTCTGTAGTATTTTCAACAGTAGGTACAACTACAGTTGTGCGTAGTGCAGACCAGTCATGTGAATCCTCTACAACTCTCTTAGCATCATTTACAAAGTCACCTACCATTTTACTATAGGTGTTCTGTGTAATCGTAGATACTTCTTCTTCACGAAGCCGACGCAGTACCTCGTTTACTATTGTTAGATATTGCGTACTCATATGAATCCTCTAAATAACCCTTGTAGTGTAGGGGCTTGATAGCTTTCGTATTGTGGCGCTAGCTCTAGTAACTCAGGGGCTTGATATGTTTTTCTAAACTGATAGTCCTCAAAGTCAGGTGGTGTATAGCCTCCAGTGCCTCCAGCGCCTCCACCCATGCCAGCAAGAAGACCTAAGCCCAGCCCTGCACCTATGCCTGCACCAGCGCCTTGGCCTCTACCTGTGCCTAGCCCTTCGCCATATTGTGCTTCACCAAGAGCTTCACCGGCAGCTACAGCTTCTCCGTATCTAGCTTCTGCGGCTGCTGCATCTGCTTTTGCTTGTGCTTCTGCTGCTGCCCTAGCAGCTTCCGCTGCGTCTGCCCTAGCTTCTGCTTGAGCAATAGCTTCTTGTTCTGCTGCTGCTTTAGCCTCTGCTGCGGCCCTAGCTTCTTCTGCTTTTCTAGCTTCTTCCGCTAAACGTGCTGCTTCAGCTTCTGCCTCCATCTGGGCAGTAGTGTCTTCGGCAGTAGTGTCCTCCAAAATGTCCGTAGGTTGTGTAGTCGTAGGAGGCGTAGGCTCGCTTGTAGGGGCAGTAGTAGCTACAGGTGTAATTGGTGGAGCTACTGTAGGCTGTGGAGCTACTGCTGCTGCTGCTAATGCAGGGGCAAAGCTAGAGAACAAAGAGCTAGTAATTGACCCCGGTGCAGCAAATGTAGGCTGCGGTACAACAGGTGTTACCGTTGCGCTGGGGGCAGAAGGAGATACTACAGATGTTGCTGGTGCTGATGCTGCCCCACCTGATGCTCCACCACCACCTCCGGGCATTTGTGTTGGTCTAATAGGACGTTCTGTAATACGTTCAGGTTTAACTAAAGTCTCTAAATCTGCTTTAACAGTTGTTGTTCTTGCAGGAAACTGTTGAGTGGTTAGCTCCATGCCGCCGGGAGGAGTGGCTTGACTTTGAGAAAGTAGGTCTCCAGTTGTACCATATCTTTCTAAATTTTCTACTGTGCGTAAAGGATTCCCTGATAAAAAAGCCTCTTGAGTTGCAGATGCTAAGCCTAAATTAAGAAGGTCTGGCCTTCCTCTGGCTGCTAGATAAGCACCTACGTTAAAATCAGGACTGTTAAAAGTATCTAAACCCACCTCTTGAATTACTTGATCGTATAACTCATAAACAGGGCTTAAAGCATCAGCGACTTCCCCACCAGTTAGTGTACCAGTAACAGTGTCAACAACATCACGAGACACAGAAGTAGGGACAGTAGGGTCTCTAGGGTCAAAAGTTAACTCTGGAGCACTAGGGTCTATAGCGCCTGCTTGTCCTCCTTCGCGTAATCCTGAAATAGCATCGCCAGCGTAGGTTAAGCCGCCACTAATTAATCCTGCCTTTAGAGCATCCTCAAGGTCAGCACCCTGTATTCCTGCTGATGCTGCACTAGCAAGTGCGCTAGACAGTACGTTAGCTGTAGTTCCTGTAGCGCCTAAACCCCCTACTATATTACCTGCTACCGGCCCTAACATTGCTGATAATGCTAGCGAAGGTAAAATACTTGCGACAATATTGCCAATACTAGGATCTTTTACTTCTAGTGTTCTAATCTCACCAAAAGTAAACGGATCATAAAGATATGTAGATCCATCTTTAGTTTGTCTTATAGGGCTTACATCGTACTTAGCATACAAAGACTGTAGCATAGGGTCACGTTTGTAAGACTCTATTAGAGCATCTTCGTAGCTTAAGCCTTCTACTGTCTGTAGATAGGGTATTTGCTCAGACAGTATAGGCTCAACAAGAGAATGAAACTCCGCTAAGCGAGCTTTAGATGTGCCTGTGTGTGACTGTAGATTGCCTCCAAACCTGCCTAAATTTTGTTCAGCAGGTGTTATTTCATACCCATAGTAATTACTAAGGGCAGAAGCAATATCAGATGTATTTTGTAAATTAGCAATGCTTGAGTAAGCAGAAACAGCAGATTCCTGTGTTGTAGGTGCTCTAAAGTTTCTTAGGTAATCAGGAGCATCTACTTGAGAAAAATATGTGTTTTTATCAACACGTATTGTATCGGAAGCCTCAGGCCGACCAGCTATACCTGCTTCCCCGCCTACAATATCAAAGTCAGAAAGAATACCAGACTGAGTACGTAACGTATCTCTAAAAATATCATCGTAGTACCGGTCAACTAAATCAACATCATCAATGTCAAAGTAGTCAGCACCTGATGACAAAGCATTCTGGTAGCTATCTATAGCACTCCCTAAAAGTGCGTAGTCTTGAGATATTTGACTAACTGAAGGCGCAGAGGTAACTGTAGGTCTTGTACCACTAGTAATTCTTGGGCGTGGGGGCGCAAGGCCAACGGGTAGTTGACTAAGATCTATGTCAAAGTAAGACTCTGCCACTTACTTCTTACCCCAAGCAGATACGCTCTTAATGCCAAAGCTAGCAGCAATAGCAGCCGCTAAGAAACCTTTGTAGTAATCAGGCATAGAACTAAGAACAATAAAACCTTCTTGTACATAGGGCACCATACTAGGGATAAAAGCGCCTATTAGAGGTAGGCTAAGGATAATGGCGAACCACTCGTCCTTCCAAGAGGACTGTGAAGCAGCAGCTTGCTGAGTCTCCCAGTCTGCATCCGCTTCAATACGGCGCATCTTAGACTCATGTACTGCTTGTTTTTCAGAAGCTTTATTTTTAAGGAACGTACCGACTAAG